GACTACAGCCGGAAGGAGCGGGCAACGTGACCGTGCTCCCCGCGGATTGGCGGCAGTCGCTGACTGGCTTCATCGCGCCGCGCATCGCCCCACCCCTGCCGGCCAAGAGCCTGGGCGATGACTTCGCTGCGACGGCGATCGGGGTAGGTATCACGCTCATGCCGCACCAGCTCCTGGCGGGGCGCTATCTGACCGCCACCGGACCAGACGGCTGGATGTACCGCGAGGTCGCCATTGTCATGGCCCGCCAGAACGGCAAGACCAAGCTCCTGGTGCCGCGCATCATCATGGATCTGCGCGCCGGGAAGCGGATCATCCACACCGCCCAGAACCGCATCCTGCCGCGCGAGGTGTTCCGGGCAGTTGCTAACCAACTGCTCAGGGCGGGCGAGATCCCGAAGGGTGGCTTCCGCATTGCCAACGGCCAGGAGCGCCTGACCCACGAGTCGGGCGGTGAATACGTCATCGTCGCTCCCCAGCGCGGCTCTCGTGGTCTGGCGGCCGACACCCTCATCTTCGATGAGCTGCGTGAGTTCGAGGACTACGAGGTCATCGCGGCAGCCACTCCGACCCTGACTGCCAGTTCCGATCCGCAGATCATCTATCTCTCTAACGCGGGTTCCGATGCCTCCGTGGTGCTCAACGATCTCAAGCGCCGCGGTGAAGAGGGTGGAGAGGGGGAGTTCGCCTACCTCGAGTGGTCCGCCGATCCTGATAAGCGCATCGAAGACCGCGCCGGCTGGGCCCAGGCCAACCCGGCGCTCGGCATCATGCCGCGCATGGAGGCCAACTTGGAGACGGCCTTCAAGGGTCGGCCCGCTCCCGAGTTCGAAACTGAGCACCTATGCCGCTGGGTAGCCTCGATGCAGCCCAAACTCGTGTCGGAGGCCGCCTGGCTGCTGTGCCGGGCAGATGTCAGCACGCCTGATGAGCGCCCTTCGATCGCCTTCAACGTGGACCCACAGGGCAAGCGGGCTTCCGCCGCGATGGCGTGGCCGATGGCCGATGGCCGGATCGCGCTGGTGGAGCTGAGTGAGGCGAGTGGTGATCCGATCGACCTCGACCAGCTCGGCCGGGACCTAAAGACACTCGCGCTTGAGCATCGTGCCAAGGCCATCGGCTTCGCTTCTTGGACCGATGCGGCGTTGGCTCGCTACCTGCCCAAGGCCAAGCCGATTGACGCCAAGGAGTTTGCCGCCGCATCCGGGCGGTTCGCGGAGCTGGTGCAGTCCGGGCGCTTGGCGTGGGACGGTGCCGCGCACGTTACCGAGGATCTGACTTGGACCTCCCGCAAACCGCATGAATCAGGGGCCTGGACCGCCGTGCCGGCCACGCCCGAACGCCCCGTCACCGCAGTTCTGGCTGCGATCCGGGCTGTCTATCTGGCGTCTGCTCCCAAGCCGCCTATACCGAGGATCGGTTGATGTCCTGGCTCGATTCCCTCGCTCGCGCGTTCGTTCCGCAGCCCATGCAGGAGCGCGAGGCTGATCTGACCGCCTTCGCCGACCAGTTGGCGGCCATCCGACGCGGCCAGAACGCAGCTCGGCCATGGCGACAGGCTGGTGTCAATGAAGCTCTTGGCGTGCCGGCCATCCTGAGCGCCGTGTCGCTCATCTCAGGTGTAGCGGGCAGCCTGAGCATGGAGGCCTTCCGCTCCGGCGCCCTGGTCAGCGATCAGACCCAGATCCCGAGGCTGCTGCTGCGCCCCAACCCGCGCTCCACGGCCCGCGAGTTCTATCTCAAGACGGCCTTCTATCACGCCTCGCGGGGCGAGTTCTGGTGGTGGGTGGCGCATCGTGACACCGACGGCAATGCCGACGCGCTGTTCCCTGTCCCTCCCTGGGAGATCAACGTCGAACGGAATGACCGGGACCGCCTGAGCCCCGTCATCCGCTGGCTCAACCGGGTCATGCCCAACGAGGACATGCGCCACCAGATGTACCTGCCCGGGGCCGATGGGCTGCGCGGGGTGGGTCCGCTTCAGCTCGCCGGGGCAGCGGTGTCCGTCACGGTCGAAGCCTCGAACTGGGCCGCCAACTTCTACGCCGGTAACCTGCCCTCATTGGTTGGCACCACCGACCAGGACCTCGATGAGAACGACCTGAAGGCGCTCGACGCGCAGTGGGCTGAGAAGCCGGGCAACTTGCCGCGCTGGATGACGAACGGCATGACGCTGGCAGAATCACCGTTCGATGCCCAGAAGGCGCAACTCACCGAATCGCGCTCCTTCCAGGTGGGCGAGGTGGCGCGCATGTTCGGCATTCCCGGCCCGCTGCTCGAATACCAGATGTCAGGTTCCTCGCTGACTTACCGCAACGAGGAGGATATCTGGTCCGATTTCCAGCGGCGCTGTCTGTCGCCGCAATACCTGGAGCCGATCGAGCAGGAGATGAGCGACCTGCTGCCGCGCACGCTGGTCGGTCGTTTCAACCTCGACCAGCTCCTGCGGGCGGACGTCAAGACGCGCTTCGATGTGTACGGGGTCGGGATTGACAAGGGCATCTTCGGGGCGGACTACGCTCAGCGCAAGGAAGGCATCATCCCCGGCAACGTGGACTTCGCGCCGGTACCCTTCTCGCCACCCGCTGCCGATCCGGGGCCGATCCCGATGCAGAGCCGCTCACTTGAGCCGGTGCATTGCGTCAAGTGTCACGCGCTGCTGGCCGAGTTCGCCGCCCCGCCCTATCGCTTCACCTGCCGCAAGTGCAAGACGATCACCTCAGCCATCGAGCCGATGCAGGAGCGAGAGCTGGCCGCGCCGCAACCGGCTCCACAGCTCACGGTCAGTCCGTCGATCAGCTTCGCCAGCCCTGACCTGAGCGTCATGGAGAAGCTGGCTGAGGAGACCAAGCGCGGCAACGACATACATGCCCGAACCGCGAATGCGATCGAGGAGCTGCTGGGCCGTGAACAGGTGATCCCACAGATTCACGTCGCCTCTCCGCCACCGGCCGAGGTGACGGTCGATAACGGCTCCTTCGTGGAGGCGATTCAAGATCTCAAGGCGATGATGGCGACGCCTCGCAAGCGCACCGTCATTCGCAACGACGAGGGCCGGATTGTGGGCGTGGAGGACGTGGCGTGATCCCGCTGCTCAACCCGACACGACATTGGTATTGCCCGAACTGTCTTGTGACATCCGTCACCCATGAGGCGCAGCCGCATACCCGCTATCACATCTGCGCCGGCCTGAACGGACTGACGGCGCCGATGATCGCAGTTGGCACGCGCGCCAAGGTGACGGCCGTCGACCGTGAGGACTACATCGGCAACGAGCAGGTAGGGCGGACGATGGCCGTGGTCACCGAACGCGATAACGGCCAGGACGTGGCGGTATTCGCGCCGCTGGCAAAGGGAAGGATTCAGTTATGACCCAGGTAGCAGGTGGCGGCGGTGTAGCTCACAGCGCGATGGTCATGGTCGTCAATCACGATGTGCCTACCGATCCAGTGAAGCTCCGAGCGCGGCAGATTGCCGATGCCGATGCGGCGGTGGCCTCAGCTCGATCAAAGGTCGAAAAGCTCACCCGATTCGTGGCGACTGCCCCGAAGGACAGCAAGGAACGGCAACGCGCCCATCTCAAGGGCGCTGAAATAGCGTTGGCAGAGGCCATCGCAGAGCGAGAAAGGATCATCTAGATGGCCTGGAGCAACAGCAAACTCTTCTCGGCGTACATCACTGATGTCGTCAACAACACCACGGCGATGGACGCCAACGCCGATACCATCAAGGCGGCGCTGTTCGACAACAGCATCACGCCCTCGCAGACGGTGACAAGTGCCAACTCGGCCTTCGGGGCTGGTGTGTGGGCCTCGGGTGAGGTGTTCGATGGCGCGGAATGGGCGACGGGCGGGGTGGCCCTGGCCAATATCGCCTCGGGCTTCGCCTCCAACGTCTATACCTTCGATGCCGACAACACGGTATCTCCTGGGACCTCGGCTACCCTGATCGCGGTGTTTGGCTGCGAGGTTTACGACGACACCATTGCGGCACCGGTGGCCAATCAGGGCATGAGCTACCACTACTTCGGGGGAACGAACTCGGTAACCGATGGGACGTTCACGATCATCTGGAACGCGAGTGGGATCTTCACTCTTACATTGTGATTTTGTAGAAGGAGGGCTAGGCACATGCTCCGTCGCTATCTTGGGATTCTCCTTCTCGGAGCCCTGATCTTGGCTGCCCCGGTTGCCGCAGCGACATCGTTCGCGGTCAAGACGCCGATGCAACGCGACCTCGATGGGGGTGGCTACGGCATTGCCAACGTCACCTCTGTCGTCGCCACGGGCTTCATGCGTATTACGCAGCCGGGCGCGATTTCCGGTCCGTTGATCTTCTCGGACGTCTCCGGTGATGTAGCGATCTATGGCGGGTCGCTCGATCCGGCCAGCGGAGCGGTGACGGGATCGCCGGGGTCTCTCTATCTCCGGCATGTCAGTGCCTCAGCCGCCGAGTTGTGGTTCAAGTTTGGCCCGGCCGATACCGACTGGCAACGTCTATCCCCATGACCATCTGAGAGGGTTACAACATGGCCACCGCGCCTGCCTTCGCCGCCACTCCCAATAACGCCTCGGCGATCGCCTCCGCGACGGCCGATACGTCGCTCACGGCACCGACCAATGTCGCC